CCATGAATTAAGGGAACGCAACAATCAACAAAACAATAAAAGAGTGAACATCATCAAAGCGATGACAAATCAACCATAAGTAATAACAGTGGGTTCTTTCTCCCACAAAGATCGGAATACTTCTTCACTTCCAATCGCAGCCGCCACAGCCCTAACAGCCAACTCAACAGAAGTTGAATCTACTTCATACCGCTGACATACGAGACGCGGTAACACTGTAAGACAGGCTTCATCCCCATACGCTCTACAAGCATCACGAGCCGAAATCCACCTCTCATGCCACATCGGATTATCAGCACTAACACTCATAGACCATCGTGCAGCTCTCTTCACTGGATCAGGAATGAATCTCAAAACAGCATTATCATCATCAATGGCTAAGAAATTAGACGCAAAATACGGGCTATCAGTAACGAACGTCTTTGCGCCCAAATTGAAAACCTCAGCCAACACGCGCACAGCTGACTTATCACCACCCACGCGCCGAGCACAAACCAGAGAATCATCTCCCATGAAGATGGCCCAAACAACATCCGTACCTTTGTAAGCGTACGTCACACTCAGGATATTTAGTATACCATTGCCACCGGCGGTAGTAGCATCCCCGGATTTCCGCTGATATTCCACGTGTAACGACATCAACAAAGCAACGGAACGCATCTTAGCAAACTTGTGACCAGACAACCAATGAGCGAGAAGCGACTCGTCCATACCCATTTCCGTAAACACAAACGCTTCGAGAAGATAAACAAAGCGTCCTTGCGACTTGTCATACTTAGAAAAATCATTCTCCAAGTACTTGAACACACCTCCAAAAGGATGAACGTTCTGCAATACGCGCTCAACCTCTCTCAAATCCTTAAGCAGGACCAGCTTGTAATTCGGCTTGAGCAAAGAGAGGAACCTTCGAAGAACAACCCGAAAGATAGCGCTAAAGAGTGCATTCAACTCAGGCTTATGATATGCAATAACCTGTGGTTCAATACGATTCTCGATAGGTTTACGAGTGAGGTCAGGTTTAACATCAGCCTTCAACATAAGCATGTACTCCCCTACATCCATCTGTTCCAAAGCTTCGGTCCCATCTTCGAGAGCCTTGATGACCCGTGCTCTCTTATCGGGAGTGACCTGTCGTGCCCAATCCGCCAAACCAAACTCAGTAAGAGCCACGGGGTCAGACTTGAAGGATTCAATCTTTTCACGAGCATCCGGAACGCAAGCCGTATCCAAGAAAACTTTCCAAATATCTTGGATAGCTGCATCCTCATTCTGAGGCAACGACACTTGTGGAGCACTCAAATTCCTAGAAGCCGTAGCAGACAATAACTCCTGAAGAGTGTTCTGCCGCTTGGAAACATTCAAAGCCTCTATTCGACTCAAGTACACATCCCTTGGTTTAGGAACAGAGGACATATCCGTAGGACCCGCTAGCCTTACGGCCGTAACGTACCTATCCTGCGGATCCAGCGCTATGCTAGCCGTGTCCTGTTCCAAGTCCTGTGGAGCCACCCCAGGATTGACCGTCGCATAAAACCGGTTCAAATCACCCACAGGATCATCTGAAACCACCGGAGCCCCCTCTGCAAACGGCACTGACTCTCCGACCACAACCGTAGCTGTCAAATCTCGCATAGCTTGAGAAGCCTGCTCGACCACGTTACTACGCTTAGCCGCGTTAAGCACATCTTCTGCGGCTTCCTCAAACACATCATCCTCAAACAATTTCGCCTCTTCAACCGTGTAATCACGATAACCAATGTCTGTCTGCTTCTCCAACAACTCAGCAGACCAAACACTAGTGGATAACACGCTCCACGCAGAAGAAAGCCGCGAAACCGTCTGTGACTTAGCATTATCAACTGCGACACTAGCCACTAAAGCACCTGGCATTCCCCACACCGGAGCCGACGACGCCACAACCACCTCCGTTCCAGCATGCCTCACCACATGTGTAAGCTTGGCACATTGTTCTCCCAACCGAAAGTAACCAATAGGCTCATCAAACTCGCCGGGCTCATATATAAATTTGGGATTGAACAACGAATCCAGCCAATCCGCAGCCGCAGCGAGCGCTGTATCCACCTTGGTAACCAACGACCAGGCTGGTGAAAACACCTGGCACGCCAATCCACACAACAGCCTCCGCATACTGAAAGGTTCATAAACCCCTTGATTCGACATGTACCTAGAAGCTACACCCAGAACTTCAGCAGTCAATTGACCGGCCTCATACCTATCGACAAAAGCTCTAGATACAACCGCCAAGGTAGCCCTACGAACTATGTCCAGTCCCAACGACGAATTGACCTTCACAGTCGTGCCTGCCACCACGAATCGATCATTAGCAGCAACAATCTTCTTCGTTATGGCCTGAGTAGTGAACAAGTTCCTCGGCAAAACCATAGCATCATTATACGCCCTATCAATGACGCGACATGGTACCAGTGTAGGCACCACGTGCCACGACTCCATCTTGGTCATATCCAAATCCAAGCCCACAGGTTCAGGGACCCTCACCACATACATTGGTTCCGCAACCCCCACATCCAACGCATGGGTTATGTCCACATCTGCTGGAGCAGCATCAAGCTTAACCATCCGAAAAAACATGAAAGAGCCACGGTTCTTAAGTAACTCTAGTTGAAACCATTTCCGCCGGAGAACAGAGCCAACAGAAAACGTATGACCAACTAACCACGGCTCCCAATCTTGATACTTCATCATACCAGTGGCACACGGTCCTTCAGGATACTGCAACAGAATACCTTCCGGCTTTCGAACGAATCTGATTGTCGAGCCTGGCAATTCACCAGAACTATCAGTGATCATAGCCGGAGAGTAAAGAAAAAACCCAAAGGCCACGGACGACCCAGTCTCCAACATGGCAGCCGCCAACTGTACAGGCGGAATCAATTGCAAAGACAAGTCGACAAGATACACGTCAGACACTGCCTTCATAGTAGTTGTGGTTCCAACCACAGTGCCCTTGCCAGCCAGGTAATCGATGTACTTCTCCCTAGGCAAAACACGGCCCAAATCTTCCCCGACCTGCGCAAAGCTCGAGTAGTATTTATATGCTTCTCCCGTTTGCGCGTGATGCTCATGCACTGCCACCGGATTGGAATCGTCCACCACTATCTGACCTTCCAAGTCATCAGACAACAAATATGAAGCAACAGAACCGCCAATATGCACGGCTGTCGAACCATACTTCTGCGCTTGCAACATCAACCATTCATTTGCCAACCTACGAGATGCCACCCAATCCGCGTGTCCAGGCCGGTAGAAACCATACTGCACCAACCTAAATTCCGGATACATCTCCGCTAAGTTAGCGTAACCTCCCGCAGAAACAGCCACTGCCATCGGCACCGACCGAGCCGATGCGCGAGCCGCAGCTCTCTCTGCTGTAACTTCAGCCAACCGCTGGGCCACCGCATCCGCCAATACTTTGTACTGCGGATGATCTATCGTAAACATTCCACGCTCCGCCACCGCCTCACCTACTGAAGAAGGCGGCACCGCCGTAACCCTCGTAGCCATTTGTGTTATGTTGTGTTGTGTTGTGTTGTGTTGCTTTGAGGGGCTAAACCCCTTTATACCGTCCG